AGACCCTGACGTGTCTTGCGTCGTCGGGCGCGGTTTCAGAGGGGTCGGAATCAATCATAGGAAATCATAGGAAATCAAAAAGGTCAGGGGATCATGCCTAAGGGCGGGAGACGGCCAGGGGCCGGGAGAAAGCCGAAGACGGCGCTCGAGAAGGACATCACCGGGAACCCCGGCCGACGCGCACGGGTGTTGCCCGGTCCAGGGGCGGCTGTTCCTCCGGTCATGGCGCCGACGGTGGGCGTTGACCCTCCGGACGATCTGACGTCTCAGGAGCGGGCGGTCTGGGTGGCGTTGGCGGGTCATGCGCTCGCGGCGCGCACGTTGACGCCGGCGACGGCGCTCGGCTTCCGGGTGCTCTGCCGCAACGTCGTGCTTGAGCAGGTGCTGGCGACGGGGGACGACCGTGGAGGGCCGAACCACCGCGGTATTCTGCAGCGGGTCGACGCCGAGCTCGCCGCCTTCTGCCTGCGGCCGTTCGGGAAGCCGATCTATGAGGCCGAGCCGGTGGCGGTGCCGGTGAACCCGCTGGCCAAGTTCCTGACGCGCGGGTAAATGGACCCAGTCACCCGGTACGCCGCGGATGTCGTCGCCGGGCGGATCGTGGCCGGGCGGCTGGTCGTGCTGGCGTGCAAGCGCCATCTCCATGACCTCGCGCACCAGGCCGAGAAGGGGCTGGTCTGGAAGCCGGACGAAGCCCAGCGGGTGATCGACTTCTTCGCGACGGTGCTCTGCCTCCCTGAAGAAACCGCCTCCGAAGAAACCGCCGACGAGGAAGTCCCGGTGGACGGTTCGCCGTTCGTCCCCTCTCCGCATCAGCAGTTCATTCTCGGCTCGCTCATGGGCTGGTACACGACCGCCGGCTATCGGCGGTTCCGTGACTCCTACGATGAAGAAGCCAAGGGGAGCGGGAAGACGCCGGCCGGCGCCGGCCTGATGATCTACCTACTGGTGGCCGACGGAGAGCGTGGCGCTCAGGTCTACTTCGCGGCAGTGACGAAAGATCAGGCCCGACTGGCCTTTGCCGATGCCGAGAAGATGATCAAGGCGTCCCCGGCCCTCCGGGATGTCATCCGGCAGACGGTGAACAACTTCGCCGTGCTCGAGACGGGGTCGTTTCTGCGGGCCATCAGTTCCGAGAAGCGCGGCCTCGACGGGAAGCGCGTCCACGGCGCGCACCTTGACGAAGAGCACGAACATCCGACCAACGTCGTCGTGTCGAAGATGCGGCGGGGCACCAAGGGCCGGCGGAATGCGCTGGTGCATCGGACGACCAACAGCGGGTTCGACCGGACGTCGATCTGCTGGCACGATCACGAGTATTCGCGGCAAGTGCTCGAGGGGACGATTACCGATGAGTCGTGGTTTGCCTACGTCTGCGGTCTCGACCCCTGCCAGACGCATCTGGACGAGGGGAAGGAATTCCCCGTCGATGACTGCCCGGACTGTGACAGTTGGCGCGTCGAAGGGTCGCACTGGCTGAAAGCCTGCCCGAATCTCGGTGTGTCGGTGTCCTGGCAGTACTACCGGGAACTCGTCCGGCAGGCGCAGGGGCGCGAGGATGCCGTCTCGGATCTCCTCCGCTACAACTTCTGTGTCTGGACACAGGCGTACAGCCGGGCGATCAGCATTCAGAAGTGGAACGCCTGTCAGCCGATGCCGAGCGCCGCGGAGCTGGTCGGCTGTCCGTGTTACGGCGGGCTCGACCTGGGCGAGTCGGACGACTTCTCGGCCTGGGAGCGGATCTGGCTCTTGCCGGATGGCCGGGTCGCCGTGCAATCGCGGTTCTGGGTGCCACAGATTGCGCTCGAGCGGCATCCGGATCGGCCGTATGAGGAGTGGCGCCGGGCGGGAATTTTGACCGTGACCGAGGGCGACATCACCGACTATGCCGCGCTCAGGGCGACAGTGATCGAGGACTGCCGGCGCGATGGCGTGATCGCCATTGCCTACGACCCACGCTCGGCGACGGAGACGGCCCAGGTGCTCGCCGGGGAAGGGATCACGATGGTCAACACCACGCAGGGCTGGGCGCTCAATGAAGCGTTGAAGCGCACCCTCGAGCTGATTACCAAGGGGCTGCTCTGTCACGGGTCCAACAAGATCCTCTCGTGGATGGCGGCCAATGTCGTCGTGTTGCATGGCCAGAAAAAAGAGCAGCGGATCGCGAAAGAGAAAGCGCCGGAGAAGATCGACGGGATCGCGGCGCTGGTGACGGCGGTCGATTGGGCGATTATCCGGAAACCCGTGGTGAAGCCCCCGGAATATTCCATGACGGTACTCGGAGGGAGACAATGCTGACTCGACTCCGTCGCTATGTCGCGCGTCTCCGCTCGCAAGAGATCCGCCTGTGTCCGTTCCACGTGGAACAGACGCCGAGCCTGATCGTGGCTGGCGATACGTATCACTGCTTAGGTTGTGGACGGACTGGGCCCGTGAGTGAGTTGCCATGAACAACATCTCTGAGGCGTTGGAATCGAAACTAGCTGCCCTTCGGATGTCGTCAAGGGCTCAGGCTGAAGGGTATGAGGACCGCGATCATCGGCGAAGGTTTGGTAATTACGAAAGGGGTCGCTTAAGGCGGGCAGAGCCATATTTCTGGACGCGGCAGATCACTGATGCCGTCCTCGTGTCATCGAAGTCATTGCCGCCTGATACGAAGCTCTCGCTGAACCGTTACCAGGATTTACAAAGCGGCTGGTTTTGGTTTGAACATCCGGTGGATTGCGGTGGCGTGGCTCCATTCTCGGCCCTTCTGTGGTGTGTCGCCGACGTGCAGGACGTCGAGGATAACAACCAGCCTAAACGTACGCTCGTGGTGAGCACGTATCGGACCTTGCAGCCAGGGCTTCCAGAAGTGTGCGACTCTGCCTACTTAGGCGACATGTCTTCCTTAGACAAGTTATTCGCCGATGATCGGCGCTGGGACGATCCAGACATCGTGGCGATTCATAAACAGACGGTTATTGGCGATGAAACTGTGCGGCCAAGCCATTTGGCTGGGTTATTCGCTTTTCTCCTGACGGCCCTGTTATGGATTGACCAGACCATCGTTGTTGCCAAGGACGCCACGGCGGATCGCGCAACACGGCGGCGCCTCGCGCGCGAAGGGCTTGTTCACGATCCCGTCGTGAAAGTGATCACGCTGAGACGTCAGAGCCGAGACGGTGCGGCCACCGACGACGGCGGGCATATTGAGTGGTCGTGTCAATGGATCGTGCGAGGTCATTGGCGCCAGCAGTTATATCCGTCTACTGGAGAACGTCGGCCGTTGTTCATTCTTCCCTATGTCAAAGGGCCGGATGACAAGCCGTTGAAGCCTCCTGCGGCGACTGTGTTTGCAGTGACGCGATGAAGCGCACGCCCGGCCGTCCTCCGCTCGACGAGGATGATCCGAGTGTCCCGATCACCGTGTCGCTGCCGTCGCAAGAACTCAAGGTCTATACCGACAACGCGAAGCACGATCGACTCACGGTGCAGGACTGGATCCGGCGCTGCCTCAGAGACGCGCAGCGGGAACTTACGAGGAAGAAATGAGCAGGAAACAACCGCTGAGGCTATGGGCGGATGTGCCAGACGGTGAACGTGTAGACGAAGCGTTCCTGCAAACGCGTCACGGAGCACTCACGCCTGGGTGGGTTGAACATCACCTCCGGCAGTTAGAGAAACCAGACGGATGCGCGAAGGCGATCCCGTGGTCTAGCGAACGCGGTAAGTGGAAGCGGTGTAGTTGTCGTGTGGCTCCCGGTGAGCAGTTCTGTTATCACCACGGCGGACCGAAGCCTCCGAAGATCGTCTATGTCAAGGTCGTTCCAGACCCGCGTGTTCTTCAAGAGCGCAATGAGCGAAGGCGTCAGACGTGGCTGCGCAAACGCCAAGAAGCAGACGACGCACTGGCCGCGCTGGACAGGGCCGTGAATTAAATCGAAAGAAATAGGGGAATGACCTAGCCTGTCACACCCTCGTAGGCACCGTGCACCGTGCCTATGCCCTCTTCCACGTCAAAGCCGTTGACGGTGACCGTCGCATCATCACAGGAACAGCCACCACCCCAGAACCCGATCGCGTCGGTGACATCATTGAACCGCTCGGGGTCAGCTTCAAAAATCCGCTCCCGCTCCTGCTCTTTCACGACGCCAAAAAGCCCGTCGGCACGACCACCTTCAAGAAAGCCACGAAGGACGGGATCGAGTTCACCGCGACGCTCCCGACGATCGACGAACCGGGAACCCTGAAAGACCGCGTCGACGAAGCCTGGCAGTCAATCAAAGCCGGGCTCGTCTCCGGTGTGTCCGTCGGCTTCCGCGCGATTGAGGAAGCGTTCAACAAAGAGACCGGCGGCTTCCGGTTCATCAAAACCGAAGTGATGGAACTGTCGCTGGTGACGGTGCCCGCGAATGCGAGCGCCACGATTCACAGCATCAAAGCGCTCGACCTGGCCGCGTCCGGCCCTCATCTGCCCGGCGTCACGGGCGTGTCAACCGTTGTCCGGCTGCAGAAAGCGCCGGCCCGCATGCAGAACAAAACCTACGCCGAACAGATCCAGGGCTTCGAAGCGAAGCGTGCCGCGAACACCGCGCGCATGGACGAACTCCAGACCAAGGCCAGCACCGAGAACCGCTCGAAGGACGAGGCCGAGAAAGAGGAATTCAAGACCCTCGAATCGGAAGTCGACGCCATCGACGCCGAGCTCGTCGACCTCCGCAAGATGGAGAAGTTCGCGCTCACGAAGGCCACGGCCATCACCCACACCACGAGCAGTGTCACCGACTCCGAGCTCCGCGGCGGGAACGTCCCGGTCATCACCGTCAAGGCCAACGTCCCGAAGGGGACCGCCTTCGCCCGCATGTGCATGGCGATGGCCGCCGGCCACGGCGATTCGTATCAGACGCTCCAGTTCGCGAAGCAGTGGAAAGACAGCACGCCGGAAGTCGAGCAGATGGTCGAGCACATGTGGCGGACGAAGGCCGCGGTGGCCGTCGGAACAACTACCGATGCAACATGGGCAGGGCCACTGGTCGTGACCACGCCGCTCAACGAATTTCTTGAACTGCTGCGGCCGCGTACACTGCTCGGCCGCATCCCTGGGCTCCGGCAAGTCCCATTCAACGTGAGCATTCCGAGCCAGACCACCGGCGGCACGTACGCCTGGGTCGGACAGAACAAACCGAAGCCCGTCACGAAGGCGGACTACGCGACCGTGACCGTCCCGTTTGCGAAAGCGGCGGGCATCATCGTGCTCTCGGAAGAATTGGTGAAGCTGTCGTCCCCATCGGCGGAAGGGCTTGTCCGTGAAGAGATGATCGCGGGCATGGCGCAATTCCTCGATACGCAGTTCGTGGACCCCGCGGTCGCGGTCGCTGCGAACGTCTCGCCCGCCTCGATCACGAACGGCGCGGCCACGATCGCGTCGAGCGGTGTCACCGGCGCCGCGGCCAAGATCGATCTGGCCTCGCGCGTCGGCGTGTTTGCCGCGGCGAACATCCCGCTCGACGGGAGCGTCTGGCTGATGAACGATGGGAACGCCTTCGGGATCGCGATGTCGGTCAATGCCCTCGGGCAACCGCTCTTCCCCAGCATGACCGCGCAAGGCGGCACGCTGTTCGGGATGCCCGTCATTGTCAGCAACAACGTCGGACTGCGTGTGGTGCTCGTCCATGCGCCGAGCATTCTGTTTGCGGATGAAGGTGGCGTCCGGATCGATGCGAGCCGCGAAGCCACGATTCAGCTCGATTCAGCACCCACGGACACGGTCGACGCAACGACAGTTTACGTTTCGCTTTGGCAGAGGAACCTTCTGGCGCTTCGCGCGGAGCGCATGATCACGTGGATTCGTGCGCGCACGGCCGCCGTGACCTACATCACCACGGCCGCGGTCTACAACGGCACGTAAGGATGAATCGGTATCTCTACCGGGCGCAGTACACGTTGCCGGACGGCGCAGTTCCGATCGCTGGGACCTCCGTCGCGTACGAACCGATCTGTGTCCGCGCGTTGACGGAAGCGGCGGCGCTTGCCGAAGTGACCGCCGCGACGTCGCGCTATCCCACCGCCGTCGGGGCGACCGTCACCCTGACGCTGGTCCTCACGACGGCGGACGTATGAGGCTGGCGATTGGCGGGCCGACACGGGATCAGGTGCCGGCCGCCTTCGCTGTTGACGTCGCCCAACTCTACGCCTACACGCGCGAACGGGGGCCGTGGGGATCGGACGTCACGATCGGGTGGGTGGCGTCGACCTACATCCACGTCGGCCGCGAATGGTTTCTCGAGGCGGCGATCAAGCAACACGCCACGCACGTCCTCTGGCTCGACTCCGACATGTCGGTGCCACGTGAAACCGCCGTCCTGCTGTTCATGCACGACACGCCGATCGTGGCGTGCAACTACCGCGTCCGGCAGGCGTCGGGATTGTTCACGGCGTCGCGAGACGGGCAGCGGGTGCCGACGCGCGCAGAGAGCACCGGCCTCGAGGCCGTCGAGTATGTCGGCCTGGGCGCGATGCTGATGCGGACGGACGTCGTCGCGGATCTCGGCCGGCCGTGGTTTCGGCACGGGCTGAACGAACTGGGCGGCGATGTCGGGGAAGACGTGATGTTCTGCCGCGGCCTCGGACGCGCCGGTCACACGATTTACATCGATCACGATCTGTCGAAACAGGTGGGGCACATTGGGCAGCATACGTACCGAATCGAAGCCGAAACCGTCGCAATCTGAACAGGCCATCGTCGAACTGAAACCGCTGGCCTCCACCGGGTTCAGCGGGACGGCGAAGTTCCTGGTCGTCGAGGACGCGGTGCTGATCGAGGAACTTCTGAAACGCGGCTACACGAAGGTCGAGCGGTGATTGCCGAACAACTCGACACGACGAAGACGCCGGGCTGGTTCAACCACGGCGCGAAGATCCTCGAGCTCGTCGAGCAGCATCGGCCGAAGGTCTGCGTCGAGCTCGGGACGTGGCAGGGCGCGTCGGCGATCCCGGTCGCCCGATCGATTCGCCGATGGGGCGGGACGCTCTTCTGCGTGGACACCTGGGCGGGCGACGTGCGGCAGCCGAACGCGGTGGGGGAGTCGGCGCCGTGGATGTTGGTCAGTTGTGCGCGGAACATCATGGAGGCGGGCGTCGGCGCGAACGTGCGATTGATTCCCGCCACGACGCAAGACGCGGCTGAGTGGTGGACGCAGCCGATCGATTACCTCTACATCGACGCGGGCCACGAGTATTACGAAGTGCGGGCCGATTTACGCGAGTGGGTGCCGCACGTCCGGCCGGGCGGCGTGATTCTCGGCGACGACTACGAGCACCGATTGTTCCCTGGCGTCAAGCGGGCATGGGACGACTGGGCGGAGGTACGCGGCCTCACGTTGACGCGCTATCAGTCGGACCCGCCGGACCCCGACGGCATCCAGTTGATTTACGGCACGGTGTAAAGGAGACGGCATGGCGGACAAGGAAGAGAAACCGAAGACGGTCACGATGAAAGCCGTGCAGGCCCACAGCTATCACGGCGAGAACTACGAGGTCGGCGACACCTACGACGCCGACGAGGGCGACGTCGCCACGATCCAGGTGCAGGGGAAAGGCTACCCGGCCGATCCGAAACCGCCCGCGAAAGTCAAAGAGACGAAGAAGTAACGCGCGTGCACATCGAGCTGCAGATCTTCGGGCGGAAGGTCGAATTAACGACCAAAGGGCTTCAGCTCAATGGCCTAAGTTCGTCCGGTGGGGGCTGGTTCCCGTGGGGCATCGTCCGCGAGCCGTTCCTGGGTGGCTGGCAGCGAAACAATGAAATCCGCGCGCAGCAAGTCCTCACGAACCCGACCCTGTTTGCGGTGGTCACGCTGATCGCCGCCGACGTCGCGAAGCTCTGCCTGCGCTTGGTGGAACAGGACGGCGACGACGTCTGGACGCCGTTTGACTCACCCGCGTTTTCTCCTGTGCTGCGTCGGCCGAACAGGTATCAGCACATCACGGAGTTCTGCGAGCAGTGGATGGTGTCCAAGCTCACGCAGGGGAATACCTACGTGCTGTTGCAACGGGATCAGCGGAAGGTGGTCCGCGCGATGTTCGTGCTGGATCCGTCGCGTGTGACCCCGCTCGTCACGCCGGACGGCGCGGTGTATTACGAACTCCGGCGCGATGATCTTTCTGAGATCCCTAAAGAAAACGTGACCGTACCGGCGTCTGAGATCATCCATGACCGCATGGTGTGTCTCTTCCACCCGTTGATCGGCGTCACCCCGATCTACGCGTGCGGCGCGGCGGCGTTGCAGGGGCTCACGATTGCGAGTAGCTCTAGTCGGTTTTTCACGAACGGTTCACAGCCTGGAGGCGTATTGATTGCGCCGAAAGGGATCACCACGGAGCAAGCGACCGCGCTCAAGACGGCATGGGAAGCCGACTTTAGTGGGGACAATTTTGGGAAAATCGCGGTGCTCGGCGGGGAGTTGACCTACAACCCCATCGGGATGAGCAACGCGGTCGATTCAGAACTGATCAAAACGATGGGCTGGACAGACGATCGGATCTGCTCCACCTATCATGTGCCCAGTTATATGGTGGGCGTCGGTCCACCGCCCCCGTACGCGAACGTCGCGCCGCTCTTGCAGGCGTACTATTCGCAGTGCCTGCAAAGTCACATCAGGAAGTTCGAGCAGTGTCTGGATTACGGCCTCGGCATTGCCGAGAAGGTGGACGGGAAAACGTACGGCACTGAATTCGATATTGATGATCTGATCTGGATGGACGCGGAGGCGCGCGGCACCGCGGCAAAGAACGGCATCGGCGGCCCGCTCTCCCCGAACGAAGCGCGGAAAAAATACTACGGCATCGGGCCTGTCAAAGGTGGCGAAGTCCCCATCCTTCAACAGCAATACTGGCCCATCGACCAGCTCGCGGAGCGTGCGATCCCGGCCATCCCCGCAGGACCGGCCGCCGCTCCGGTCGCTCCTGACGTCGAGGACGAAGGCGAAGGCGAGCAAATGGCCGCGAGTTTCAGCGCCGCGCTTCGGCAGAAGGCGAGTGAGGCAGGGCTGTATGCGGCATGAGGCGATTGTTGAGGCAATGGCCACCGAAGTCGTGCTGCTCGTCAAGAGTGCACTGGTGCCGATCCAGCAACAGGTCGCCGTGCAGGCTGCACAGATCGCGGATCTCTCCCGGCGTGTGCAGGACGACGCGTTGACGAAGGAATTCGGGCAGCTACGCGAACGCGTGGCGCTCGTCGAAGTCAGGCCCGTGCAGCCCGGCCCCCCGGGCGATCCCGGCCCCCCCGGGAAAGACGGCGCGGACGGGAAGGCGGGCCTGACGTATCAGGGCGTCTATCAGGACGGGAAAGCCTACGAGCTCGGGGACGTGACGACGTGGGCCGGATCCACCTGGCACTGTAACGAACCGACGGAGACGAAACCCGGCGACGGGTCGAAGGCGTGGACGTTGATGGTGAAGCGTGGACGTGATGGGAAGGACGGAAAGGGATGAACCGCCGAGACGCCATCGCCGCGCTCGTCTCGCTGCCGGAAATCACGCGCATCTCAACGGCGCCGGTGAACGCCGACGATGTGATCGTGGTCGAGTGCGATCAACACATCACGCAGGAATTGGCGGCGACAATCAGAACCACAATGGAGTCCGTCTGGCCGGGGCGGAAGTGCCTTGTTCTCACGAAGGGTCTGACGCTGAAAGTGGTGGCGAAGTAGTGGCCGCTGCACTTGTCACACTCACCACCGCAAAATTGCACCTCAGGATTACGACCGCCGCGCTCGACCCCGGCGACGCGGACATCCAACTGAAACTGGATCAGGCCGAAGCGGTGATCCTCGACTACCTGGACACGTCCGCCGATGCCGCGTGGGTCTCGCCGGCCACCGCGCCGGGCTGGGTCACCGCGTCGATCCTGCTCCTGCTCACCGACCTGTACGAGAATCGCGGAGACGCCACATCCGAAGTCAGCGAGAAGACGTGGGAAGCCGTGACGCGCCTGCTCGTGCGGGCGAGAAATCCGGCGCTCGCATGAGCACGGTTGCGAACGGGAAACGGATCCACGTGGTGAGTCTGGCCAACACCACCACGACACCGGACGGGGACGGCGGCTTTACGGAGACCTTGACTCCGCTGACCCCGGCCACGCTCTATGCCGACATTCGGCCGGCGACGGCGCGTGACCTCGAACGGATGGCGGCCGGCACGGTGATCTCGACCGAAATGTTGCTCGTGACGATTCCCTATCACGCGAGCGTGACGACGAAGACGCGGCTGACGTGGACGGACCGCGGGGGCCGGGCGCATTCGGCGAATGTCGTGGGAGTGAACAACCCGGAGCAGCGGTGCGTGGACCTGGTCCTCGTCGCCGTGGAAGTCGTGAACTGATGGCGAGCACGATGCGCTGGGACGGTTTGCGCGAGCTGCGCGAAGAGCTGCGGCAGTTGCCAGAGGCCTGTCGTGGCGAGGCGGCGAAGGTGGTCGAAGGCGAAGTGAATGCGGCCTACGTCACGGTCAAGCGCGTGTATGAGGCGCATCGGTTCACCGGGTTCCTGTCGAACAAATTAACGATCTCGCCGTTGAAGGTGAGCGGCCAGTTGACAACAGGGCTGGTGCTGAGAAGCGGATCGCCACTCGCCTGGATCTTCGACAACGGGACGCAGGCGCGGCACTACATCACCGTCAACGGCGTGAAGCATCTGACGGGCCGGATGCCGGGGTTCCATATCTTCGGACGAACCGCGGCATTTACCCGACGAAAGATCCGCGCGTTGTTGATCGAGATGGTGAAGCGCCACGGGGCCGCGAAGGTGATGGACGATGGCCGATAGTTCGGACATCGGCAACGCCCTCGTGACGAAGCTCGGCGCCGACGCCGCGCTCCTCGCCCTCTGTCCGAACGGCACCTATTGGGACGAGGCCCCGGCCGGTTCCACGCGGTTCGTGATCGTCTCGCTGGTGGACGAAGTCGACGATGGCGTCTTCGGCGCACGCGCGATCGAGGACGGGCTCTACCAGGTCGAGGCGCGAATGCTCTCCACTGCGGGGGGCAATATCAAAAGCGCCGCGGCGCGGATTGATGTCTTGCTCGAGCAGGGCACGCTCACCGTGGCGGGCTATAGCCTGATGGCGCTCTTCCGGGAGTCGGTCATCAGGGGCACTGAGGTCGACGCGATCGACAGTTCGATCCGCTGGCTGCGCCGCGGCGGCAACTACAGATTGGTCGTGAGCACATGAGCCGCGACGTCCTGCTCTACGGCCTCAGCCGTTCGGAAGACTACGCGGCGCTCTTGCAGTGGGCGCAGACCACGCCAGGCCTCCATGAGTTCCCGGCGCCGGACTTCCACCGCGTCCAGTTGGAGCACTGGGTCTGGTCTCATCGTGAGGATCTCGGGCGGCACATCCTCGACGTCGGCGTGTATAACCCGCGGCGCTATCTGGGCGACGGCTACATCACCTTCGGAGAAGCCGGCACGTCGACGGCGGAAGACACGAAGGGGGATCTGCTGGCGCTGCCGTTTCACGACGGCGCCTTTGACGGCGTGGTGGTGACCGAAGTGCTTGAGCACTGCGTCGATCCCGCTGGTGCCCTGCGCGAAGTGTTCCGGGTGCTGAAGCCGGGCGGGCTGCTGCTCGTCACGTCCCCGCTCCTCTGGCCGGAACACGATACCGAGGACTACCAGGATTACTGGCGCTTCACGCGGCAAGGCTGGGCGCTGCTCCTGAAAGCGTTTACCGCCGTGACGATTACGCCGTGTGCGCTGACCAGCGAAGGCACGGCGGCGTATGACTTTCTGCGGCGGTTCGAGTGCTTCGGGTTCGAGAGTCAGACGCAGACGACCACCGGTTATCTCTGCGAGGCGCGGAAGCCATGAAGCTCCTACTCCTCGGCCCCGGGGCGTCTTGGTCCACCGCGGATGTCGCGACCGGCCTCCGCTATGGGCTGAAGCTCCACGGCGTCGAGGTGGTCGACTACGCCCTCGATGCGCGGATCGCGCGCTCGCAAGGCTGGCTCCACTACAACTGGCGCCGCGCGAAGAAGCGCAATCCCGCCATCCCGAAACCAACCGTGGCCGATGTGTTCTTCCAGGCCGGCCACGAAGCGCTGGCGATGGCGCTGTATCACAACGTCGACGCGGTGCTCGCGGTCAGCGGGATGTTTCTCCACCCCGATGTCGTCGTGATGATGAAGCGGGCGCATCTCAAGGTGTTCGTGGTGTTCACGGAAAGCCCGTACGACCTCGCGAAAGAACTGGAGATGGCGAAGCTGGTCGACGGCTGCTGGACCAGTGAACGCTCGAGCGTGGCGGCGTTCCAGGCGGTGAATCCGCACAGCGGGTATCTGCCGCACGCGTGGCATCCCGACCGGCATCAGCCCGGCCCGCAGCCAATCGATGCCACGGTGGCCGCGCATGACGTGGTGTTCGTCGGCTCCGGCTTTCCCGACCGCGTCGCGTGGCTGTCCGCTATTGACTGGACCGGGATCGACCTCGGGTTGTATGGCTCGTGGGAAGGGATCCGGAAAGGGCACCGGCTCAAGCCGTTCGTGCGAGGCGCGCAGATCGACAACGCCACCACCGGCGCCCTCTATCGTCGCGCAAAAATCGGGTTGAACCTCTACCGCACCAAGGTCGGATGGGGGCGCAACACGCCGACGATCGCGCACGCCGAATCGTTGAACCCCCGCGCCTACGAGCTCGCGGCGTGCGGCGCGTTTCATCTCTCGAGCGACCGCGCGGAAGTGCGGGAAGTCTTCGGGCGTCGGGTGCCAACCTTCCGGACACCGGACGATGCCGGCAGTCTCATCCGCGATTGGTTACACAACCCGTTGACGCGCACGGCGGTCGCGGCAGAACTTCCGGCCTGTGTGGCCGAGTCATCGTGGGGCATCAGGGCCACCGTGGTGATCGGAGACCTTCAGACACTCCTGCAGCGTCGGGCTGCCTAGTGGAGTAGGAGACACACATGGCTCGCTATCATGGAAAAAGCGGCGTGGTTTACCTCAGCACGACTGGCGCCGCTGCGGCGACCACCATCGCGTCGTTGTCGGCGTTTTCCCTGGACCTCTCCACCGACAAGGTCGAGACCACGTCCTTCGGTGACCTGAACAAGACGTACGTCCAGGGGCTCAAGGACATCAAGGGCACGTTCTCTGGCTTCCTCGATGACACCGCCCTGAGCCTGTTCACCTCGGCCGATTCCACAGACGGCGTGAAGCTGTACCTCTATCCGTCGTCGGCGTCGCCGACGGTCTACTGGTATGGACCGGCGTGGCTGGATGCGTCGATTGCGGTGCCGGTGGCCGGCGCCAACACAGTCAGCGGGAACTTCGTCGCCAACGGGGCGTGGGGCCGGAAGCCGTAGCGGATGGCCTTCCGCGTCCGTGGCGAGGCCGCGCAGATTCGGTGGGGGCACTACTGCGCGGTCACGCTCAGCGCCTGGACGCTCGAGGACGGGGCGCTGTCCGCGACGGTCGAGCGTGTCGACTTGTTCCGGGCCACGCAACGTCCGCTCGTGCTGGTGGCCGGCGGGAATCAATGGCCGTTGGAATCGATCGAGGTGGACGAGCATCGGGTGACAGGGCGAGTCGGACAGGGGAGGTGAGTCATGGGGCGCTGCAGGGTGGTGCAACCGGAGATGGTCCGGCTGCCGTTATCGGGTGGGGACTTCGTCGACGTCAAACGGGAACTCAACGCCGGGGAATACTTCGATCTGCTTGTCGCACAGGCGGATCGTCAGTCCTACGCCAAAATTCTCGCCTATGTGATCGGCTGGTCGTTCGTCGGCGCCGATGACAAGCCCGTGCCTTACAGCTTGGACATGCCTGAGACCGCGCGCCGCGATACCGTGCGCTCACTCGACAAGGACACCTCCCGCGAACTCCTCGCCGCGCTGGACAAACACGAGCAGGCAGTCGACGCCGCTCGCACAAAAAAAAAGGACACGCCGGCCATCGCGCTCGTGTCCTCACCGACTTGAGACTGTGTCGATTTATGCCGGGCTGGACCTATGAGGATGTGCGGAGTCTCCCGCGAGACGTCTATGAGGAATTGGTGGAGGCGATGAACGAACTGCCACAGGAAGGCGTCGGCTAAGATGGCCATCACCGCGACCTTCGCGGCCGACTTCTCCCAGTTCGTGGCCTCCACGAAGAATGCCGAAGTCGCGCTCGTCAAGCTGGACGGGCAGGGCGTCAAGCTCGGCACGACATTGGAGCGGACCCAGTCCAATTCGGATCGGTTCCGCACGTCGCTCCAAAGTTTTGACGGCGTGCTGGCGTCGCTCGGCGTGAACATCGGGACGGAAGTGCGCGCGTTGGGCGAGCTCGGCGAGGCAGCTGGGAAGAGCGCCGGGGATCTCGGGCTGATTGCGACGGCCGGGCTCGCGGCGGGCGCGGCCATGGCGGGCTGGAAGCTCGGTCGGTTCGCGGCCGAGTGGCTCGGTCTCGATGAAAAGATCGCGGGGGCGACGGCGCGGTTGATGGACTGGGGCGACCTCTCCGCCCAAGTCGTCGGCGCCCAACAGGACGTGGTGACCCGGGCGATTGAACGCGGGGCCGCGGCCACGATTAGCTACAGCGATGCGCTCGCCTTCAACAACGAGTGGCTGAAGAAACGTCGCGGGGCGCTCGAGGAAGACGAAAAGGCGCAGAAAGCGAACGCAGAGGAACAAAAGAAACTGAACATCGAAGCGGAACGCTGGGCGCTGATCATGGCGGAACTGAACAGCGCCGGGGGGCACTGGTCCGAGACGCTCGAGGGGATCAACGGCCAGGTGGTGGAGGCGGTGAAGTTCTACCTCGAGGCGGGCGTGGCGCAGGGCACGCTGGCGACGGCCTACGGGTTGACGGCGACGCAGGTCAAGGCGATCTCCAGTGCCCTCGCGGATCAACTCGCCGCGGCGAAGAGTCTCGACGAGTTCCACAAGGTCGCCAGCGACCGCCAGAAGGAAATTCAGGCTGCGATGTTGAAGGCCACCAACGATCAGGTGGTGGCGGACTTCAACCTGCAGCAGCAAAAGAAAGCGAGCGATGCAGCGTTCCTGGCCGGGGCGCTCGCGGATGCCCAGGCGCAGGACGTCGTGAACATGTCGCTCGGACGCGCCGCGCAGGCGGCGGGTGCCACCGCGGCGTCCATCAATGGCTTGACGAGCTCATATTGGGCTGCGGTCGACGCGGCTGCGGCGCTGTCGGGGATTCCGTCGATTGGCCAACGGCCCCCGTCGATTGATGATCCGAATTGGAATCGTGGCGGCGGGTTCAGTGGCGGCGGGTTGCATCCGCTCTCCGGCCTACACCCGCTGGCGAACAGCACGAGCGTCGTGAACAACTTTCAAGTGAACGGGACCGCGGCCGACGTGGCGAAAAAAGTGGCGGCAGAGATTCTCCGCACCATGCAAGCCGGCGGCGCGAAGGTGGGATCGTAAATGGCGACGGTTCCCGCGATTCTCGGCACGGCGCGACTGGGCAACTTCCGCCTGGGCTATCAGCCGGCCGCGCTTCAGGACGTGCGCGAGACGCGCGTCCGGATCCTGATCGGGGGCGTGGCCGCCACGTCGCGCGTGCGGGTCGCGTCCTTGTCGATTCACAATGTGATCAACGACGCGCCGGATACCTGTGCCTTCGAGGTGTCGGGGACGCCCCCGGCTTCCGGGCAACAGGTGCGGGTCACCCTCAACAGCAACGATCCGCGGCTGCTCTTCAACGGCACGATCCAGACCGCCGATCAGACCTACGAAGGCAAGCCGACACAGCTCGTGTATGCGTGTCTCGCCACCGATGACACGGC